CTAATCGTTATCGTCAGTTCCCAAGACGCACCCCTCGCAAAGGCAGAGGAAATTCTGGCTATTTCATCTATCCAGCACTTCGCAAAATTCAGCCTGAACTAGTGAAGAAATGGGAAGAAGCATTTACAAAGATATTGAAGGAGTGGGATAAATAATGGCTGGAAGTAGAACGCTTAAGTTATCCATCCTTGCTGACGTTGATAACCTAAAGAAAAATCTCGATACTGGTTCGAAAGAAGTTGAAGGCTTTGGCGGTAAGTTAGAAAAGTTCGGCAAAGTCGCAGGAGCGGCTTTTGCTGCGGCTGCTGCCGCTGCTGCGGCGTATGCTGGCAAGTTAGCGATTGAAGGCGTCAAGGCTGCAATTGAAGATGAAGCGGCTCAAAAGCGATTAGCCACCGCACTTGAAAGCGTTACAGGCGCAACGGAAGCGCAAATTGTAGCCATTGAGGATCAAATACTAAAGACATCATTAGCGACTGGCGTAGCCGACGACAAGCTTCGTCCAGCACTCCAACGCTTGGCAGTCGCCACAGGATCAGTAGAGAAATCTCAAGAACTTTTAAGCCTAGCTCTTGACATTTCAGCTGCCACAGGCAAAGACGTCGAAACAGTAACTAACGCATTGGCTAAGGCATACGAAGGAAACACCTCGACACTTACCCGTTTAGGTGTTGGTATTACTGCGGCAGAAGCTAAAACTCTTGGCTTTGAGGGAACTGTTAAGCAACTGTCTGAGACATTTGGCGGTGCTGCGGCAACTCAAGCCAATACTTTTGAAGGTCAAATCAAAAGATTACAAGTGGCTTTTGATGAAGCAAAAGAATCTGTTGGTGCTGCGTTGTTACCAACTTTACAAAATTTATTAAATTTCTTTATTAACACAGTTATCCCAAAATTTACGGAATTCAAGGATAAAGCACTTGAGCCAATCACTTCAGCAATAGAAAATAATAAAGAAGCTTTTCAAACTCTTTACAATTTTATTAGAAATTTTGTTGTTCCAATTTTGATAAATGGTTTAGGAGATGCTTTAGGATTTGTTGGGAAAGTTGTTGGCGCAACTCTAACAATAATCGGTAAAGTCGTTGATGCAGTTAAATCCGCTATTCAAATCGGTATCGACGGCATAAACGCCCTTATTAGCGTTTACAACAATACTTTGGGCCGCCTTCCCGGAATCCCAGATATTCCTAAAATTACTTCTCCGTCTTTTGGCGGTGGTTCATCAACCACACCAAAAACGCCATCAGTTCCAACAATTCCAAAACCAAGCACTTCTGGAGTTCCAAGCGGAAGTGGTGCAACTGCATCAAAGACGCCAGATAAAATCAGTATGCCCGACTATGCCGTTTTCTTGGAATCCGCAGCGGCAAATAAACCTATTTCTAAAGGTTTTGATCCTTCAGCGGTTAGACGCGGCGAAGAACAAGGAAACGTAATTATCAACGTTAACGCGCCCAGCGCAATCGACGAAGAAGGTTTTACTCGAGCTGTCGTCTTAGCGCTTAATAACTCAACCAATCGCGGCACTACCGGTGCTGGCGACCTACGGACTAACGCTCAGATTCTATGACCGCTTGGACGCCCGTATGGAGAGTAAGAGCTAACGGCGACACAGTAACCGGCGTCACTCTTGCCAATCTAACTATCACATCTGGTCGAACAGATATTAACTCGCCTACTCCTGCTGGTTATTGCTCTTTGCAGCTAATCAACACAGATAACAGCGTTTATAACTTTGCCGTCAATACTTCCATCCTTATCGAGGTTCAAGATTCCAATGCCGATTATGTGCCACTATTCGGCGGTCGCATTTCTGATATTCGCCAAATCGTCACAAGCGCAGGATCACAGGCCGCAGTAACAACAATCAACATCACAGCCACCGGAGCTTTAATCAGACTTCAACGGGCGACCTTTGATGGCAACTTAGCCGAAGGATTAGACGGCGCACAAATTACCGACTTACTAGACGATTTATTGTTGGCTAGTTGGAATGAACTACCACCTGCCGAGACTTGGGCTAGTTACGACCCAGCGACAGAGACTTGGGCTGAAGCTGGAGATATTGGCTTAGGCAGTATCGACGCTGGTGAATATACGATGGCAAGCCGACAGATTACGGATCAAGTCATTTCCAACGTCGCCAACCAAATCGCTTCCTCAGCTCTCGGATATTTGTATGAAGATGCTAATGGCAATATCAACTACGCTGATGCAAGCCACCGACAGGATTATCTAGTCGCCAATGGATACACCGACCTCGACGCCGCTCACGCGATTGGCGCCGGAATTGGAATAGTCCAGCGACAAGGCGACATTGCGAACAAAATTATTATTGACTATGGCAATAACTTTAACTCGCAATACATTGCCCAAGACACCGATTCACAAGCTACGTATGGCCTTTACGCCGAGCAGTTCTCGAGCTACTTAAAGAACACCTCAGACGTCGAGGATATGGGCGACAGACTGATTCAGCTCAGAGCTTACCCTCGCTATCTCTTTCAATCCATAACCTTTCCACTTCAGAACCCTGAAATTGACGACGCGGATCGAGATGCCCTGCTCAATATCTTTATGGGTCAACCTGTCCGCATTACTAACCTTCCGCCTCAAATGCTCGGTGGAGAGTTCACCGGTTATGTCGAAGGCTGGACTTTTAGGGCGTCGGTCGGTGGCCTTTCGATTACCTTTAATGCTTCACCCACAGAGTTCTCGGCCGTTGCTCAACAATGGGCGCAGGTCAATGCAGCAGAAAGCTGGAATAGTGTGCTTAATACCTTAGAATGGCAGGACGCGATAGGAGTGATTAGTTAATGGCAACAACAACGAATTTCGGATGGGAAACCCCAGACGATACAGATTTAGTTAAGGACGGCGCACTTGCGATGCGCACTCTTGGCAACGCCATCGATACCTCTTTAGTCGATCTTAAAGGCGGAACTACTGGACAGATCTTATCTAAGACTTCCAATACAGATATGGATTTTACTTGGATTAATAACGATCAAGGTGACATAACGAATGTAGGCGTCACAGCTCCAATCACGGGCGGCGGATCATCCGGATCGGTAACTATCGGAATCGATGATGCAACAACAACTCAAAAAGGCGCTGTGCAACTTGAGGACTCAACTTCAAGCACAAGCACTACCAAAGCAGCAACACCCAACAGCGTTAAATCTGCCTACGATTTAGCAAACGCGGCTATTCCAAAATCAATCGTCGATGCAGCTGGTGATTTAATTTATGCAACAGCAGATAATACGGTTGCTCGTTTAGCTCTTGGCACAGCTGGTCAAGTTCTCAAGGTTAACTCCGGCGCTACCGCGCCTGAATGGGGAGCTGCTTCCAGCACTCCGACCTTTGCTGGCTGCCGTCTTTATAAGTCCGGAACTCAAACTATATCGACGGCAACTGTTACTGCAATTACTTTTGATAGCGAATCATTCGATACCGACGGCTTTCACAGCACAAGTTCGAACACTTCTCGTATAACTATTCCAAGCGGTAAAGCTGGAAAATATCTGTTTTATGGCAAAATTGTTTATGGTGCTAGCGCAACAGTTAAGTATTTCCAAGCGCGTTTAGCTAAAAATGGAACTTTAAGTGAACTTGTCGAACAAGATAGTCAAGGTCAATATCAAGTGACGCGTCAAATATCCGCAGTTTTTGATTTGGCAGTTGGCGATTATGTTGAGCTAATGGCTTATCAGGAAACTGGTGCAAATAATACTGTTGCTGGGGCAACAACATATACAACAACCTTTTCTTGCGCATTTTTAGGAGCATAAAATGGATTTATTTACAGCTATTTCAGAAATTTATCCTGAGCTAGAAACTAAAGATTTCAATCCTCAATATGGATCAATTATTTTGGCCGATGATGGTGACGGCGTTCAATATATTGCGGAATGGAATTATTCAAAGCCTCTACCAAAGGGTTTCAAATTAGGTAAGTAATGCCGAAACTATGTAAAGCTGCAATTCAACTTCGGGAGCAAATTGACGATGATTATCCTGATCGCGATCGTAAGTCTGACGGTTGGGTGGCTGATGCTCGTCACGTTGCCAAAGGCACTTCTGACCATATACCAGACGCTCGAGGAATCGTCAGAGCTTTAGATATTGACGCCAATTTGAACGCGCATCCTGAAGAAACTTATGCGTTAGTGGAAAAGATTCGTAAATGTGCCAAGCGCGGAGATAAGCGCATTAAATACATTATTTACGACGGCAAAATTATGAGTTCGATATTGGGATGGAAACGCCGAAAATACAAAGGCGCTAACCCTCACCGCTCGCACTTTCATATTAGCTTTACAACTTTGGGAGACAATGACGGCAAATGGTTCGACCTTGAAGGAGACAGAAATGAGCGACTTAAAGAAGATGGCGGAAAGTTGGGCCAAGACCTTCATCGCAACAGCCCTAGCGACGTACCTAGCGGTCGGCTGGGATGTCGATGCAATTGCAAATGCGGCTCTAGTATCAGTCTTGCCTAGCATTATCAACTGGCTTAACCCTAACTACGAGCGTTACGGGCGAGTCCGGTAATGGACGCAAATACCATCGCTGGATTCGTAGCTTCAGTTCTCGGATCAATCGCCCTACTCATTGCTGGCCTTCGTTACATTATCAAATTAGAAAATCTTCCCATTGTGTCGCGCCTTGATAAAATGGAGTCTCAGTTAGAATTAGCCCTATCAAAGAAGGTGGGGGCTAATGGCAACAAGAAAGCGCGTTAAGAAGCCGGTCAAGAAAACGGCTAAATCTCGCCGCACAGTTAAAGAGCTGCCTACTAAATTAGATTTCTGGGCGATTGCCTGTAAAGAGATTTATGAAACCTGCCGCCGTAATGGAATGGATGAGGGCTTGGCTCTTGCCTTTGCTATGGATCGAAGCGCTTGGCCTGACTGGGTTATTGATCCACAAGATCCGATTAGAAAAATCGGGTGGGAAGATGGCGAGGAAGACGTCTAATTTACCTACGCGAGGTTGAGCTATTCGAGGCTCTCAAGTCGGTTTATCCAGACTTGACGCCTCTTTCGGCGACCGACCGAGCTGACGGCATTACCCACGACGCCTATATCGAGATGAAGTGCCGACGCACTCATTACCCCACACTCTTGATTGAGAAAAAGAAGTGGGATTACTTGGCCGATATAAGGGCTAGAACGGGAGCTAGGACGCTTTATGTCAATTCGACCCCACAAGGGGTCTATCAGTTCGATTTAGGGGCTATAAACGAACCTGAGTGGCAATTAAAGGCCCTTCCAGATAAGACCGACTTCGCCAATAGCGGCAAGGTTGAGAAGCTTTGTGGCTTCCTAGATATACGACACTCCGAACTCCTACTTGTCTAAATCCATTTAAT